TCAGCTGTTGGAGGCTCGCTTGAAGTCAGGCTTGATGATCTTGAAAATACCAGGTGAAACGATGTTTTTAAGATCATTCCCACCATTGCCCTCCGGGCGTTTTCCGTCGTTTTTCGGAGGTTTGGGACAATTTGGGCCAGTCGGGCGAGCCCTCTTGTTCATGGCGGCCACGGCGCGCTCGACCGACTCCTCCCCCGCCTGCACGTAGAACTCCGACGTGACCACCGGAGTGCTGTGCCCGAGCAGCTGCTGCACGTCGGCGATAGGCAGGCCGTCCTCGCGCACGAGCATGGTGCCGCAGCTGTGGCGCGTGTTCTTCAGCGGCATGTCCACCGGCAGCCCGGCGGCCTTCGTCACCTCCCGCCAATGGCGCGACAGGTGGTCGGGGCGCATGCGCTTGCCGTCGTGCACCACCAACGGACCCGTGCCCTGCGCAAGGGGCCACACGATCTCCCCGGCCCATCGCGGGAGCAGCAGCGTGCGCGCGGAGGTGAACGACTTGGGCGGCTCGAAGTACCCCTCCCCGTCCATGTAGTGGTACGACCGCCAGACGCGGAACCGACCGAGAGCCTCCGGCGTCGAGACCGACCAGTCGATCTCCTCGCGGTCGATGGCGAGGATCTCGGAGCGCCGCAGCCCGACCGCGAAGGCGATGACGACGGCGGCCAGCGCTTCGTCGCCTTCGAACGCGTCGATGTAGTCCCACATCTGGCTCGACTTCACGACGGGCTTCACGGCCTTCTCGGGCATGGGCTCGTCCACGGCGTCCGTGACCACGAACGTCGCGAGCTGCCACTTGACGGCGCGCCGGTAGCCCTGGCGCAGAACCTTGTACACCACCCTGCGCGCGCCTATCGTGGGGATCGTGGACAGCTGCGACTCGACGTAGTACGGCTTCAGGTCCGTGAGGCCTATGCTCCCGAACATGGGGACGATGCTGCGCCGGACCGTCTGCTCGTAGTTGCGGTACGTCTCGCGCGTGATCTTACCCTTGTCGCGAGGGCCGCCGTCGTAGGACCCCCGGCGCACGCGGCTCTTGGCCCAAGGGAGGTAGACGCCGACGAAGTACTCGGCGACGGTCAGGCCCGTGGTCGGGACGAGGCCGCGCTCCACCTTCATGGCCATGGCGCGCAGGTTGGCCTCCGTCTCCGTCCCCTCGAAGGTCTCGTAGGGGCGCAGGCGCTTGCCCGTCACGGGATCGTGGCCGGCCGACACGCGGATCATCCAGCGCCTGCACTTCTCCCGTGGCACGCCGGGCTCGAGCGGCTCGACGCTGTACGGCTTGCGCTTCATGGTACAATGCACCTGCCTTTCCGTTCAGGTTAGGTTGCACCCCCGCCCCGGTCGCCAAACTAGCGCGGGGGTGCGCTATTCACTCTATGTAGTCATCGTAGATAAGTATGGATTCGGGACCTTCTATGATGACCTGTCCCTCCTTTCCTAGAACATCACCACGCTGTCGCCGACGACGCTATTCTACAGGCCGAGCAGCTCTCGCTTCTTCGCATCAAACTCCTCTTGGGTTAGCGCCCCCATATCGAGAAGCTCTTTGAGCTTCTTCACCTTCTCGATTGAGTCATCAGATTGTGCTACAGCACCTGCGTGCTCGACAACGACGCGCTGCGGCTCGACGGGCTTCATCTTTTCCAAAGCATCCACGATCATCTGCAAGCACGACACGGTCTGTTGCGCCTCGCTCAGCGCTTTCCGGTAGTCGTTGCTCGTTTTTTTCACCGTCTTCTTCACGTAGGGGATGAGGATGCATGGCATATCGACGCTGTTGAGGTCTATGCGCAGGATCATGCTGTCGCAGGTCTTCTTAGTCTTCTTCCCTCCGGCGATAGAGCCGGCGACGGCTCCCGCCGCGCCGAAGAAAGCCCCTCCGACAAGCGCCATGCCGACGCCACCGCCGACCACCTGAGAATCGTCTTCAAGGAGTTCGAAGCTGCGGATCTCTTCGAAGCGAAAGATGCGGTCGCTCGGCTTCATGGCGTGCTCGATAGCCACCGACGCACCGAGTGTGTAGACGGCAGCAGTCGCTTTCATGGCCTTCATCATCGCTCCGGACTGCTTGGGGATGTCAGCAGATGCGCGCCTCACCCTGAACAGGCCGTTCGTGCTGTCTATCGAGACGTCTCCCATATCGTTTGTTGCGTGGAAAATCCTTTTGTACTCGTCCTGTTGAGCTTTGTCGGCATCCTTCGCCTGACGGTCCAGCTCCTTACGTTCGGCCTTTGCGATCTGTTCTTGCTTTGCCTCGTCCACTTTTTGCATTGCCATGTCGCCGGCTGCGCTTGCCGCGCTCGCCGCCATCTCCTTAGCCTTGCCGAACAATCCCATTTCAAATCCCTTCTCTTCGCTTCTCCTTGCGTGCCACCCCGTCCTGAGCGAGCTTACTCCATCTCCTTACTCCATCTCCTTACTTGGCTGGAACCACACGACGGTGCCGACGACACGCACCGGTCCGTCGTCCATGCCGAAAACCATGTCCTCGTGCTTCTCGTAGCTGTCAGCGGTGAGCATGAGCGTGCTGCTCCCCCGGTACCATCGCCTCATCACGGCCTGATAGCCCTCAGTCTCCACCACTACGATGGAGCCGTTCTGCGGCTCGCGGTCGGGATCGACCAGTACGTGCGAGCCCTCCGGTATCACGCGGTTCATGCAGCCGCCCTCAACCACGAGGGCGAAGGCGCGCGGATGCCGCGAGCAGATGGACGCGGGTACCTCCACGCGGCGCTCCACCCCCTCCTCGTCGGTCAACGCACCCGCATGGACGCGCCCGAGGGTGAGCAGCGGGACGGTCGCCTCGCCGGAAGAGTAGACGGGCATGGCACCTTTCGGAAGCACGTAACCATGCTCTTTCGCGGCGAGACCAACACTACTGGACAACATGTCATCCTCGGTAAGGCCAAAATAGTCGCAAATTTTTTCAAGCGGTTCACGCCTCATCTGGGCACCATTCCGCCAACGAGTAACCGAAGAAGGAGCCACACCTGCAACACGCGCCAACGCATCCTGATTTATGTCAAATTTCACGAGCAACGCGTCGATGTTTTCCGGTAGGCCCATCTCTTCTCCTTAGTTTGCGTTTTATTCATTTTACACTGTGTTAGTTCTCTTTTCCAAAATAGTTCTTGCGTTATACGGAATTGCAGATTATCATGGGGAATTGAAAGGAGGTGGCAAATGAATATCGACAGCTCCAAATTTGCGGATGCACGAAGAGCATCCGGCCTCACTCTTGAAAATGCCGCATCTATCTGTGGAATTGCTCGTCAGACTTACCAGCTTCGCGAGAAGAAGGCCGGGGACTTCCATCTGTCAGAACTGGCAGCCCTCAATGCTTCGATGAACGAATCCGGAAAGAAGCTGCTGCGAGATGCTATCTACGGCATCTTTTTTTGAGTACAAAATTCTGTTTAACGAAATTGCAAAGGAGGTGAAGCTACCAGATGACCGAGAAGAACGCCGCCGATCTGCGCAGCGCGGCCATCGTCAGCGACCGCGTGAGGAGGATCGCGAACAGGACGTTCGGGTTCGATCCTTTTCAGGTGGTCCCCCTCGAAGCCGACGACGACCCCTCGCGCTACTGCATGTTCGAGGTCTGCGGCATCGAGTACCAAGTCAATGACGGCGAGCTCTCCATCTGGCGGGACGAGAGCCGCCGATAGGAAGCGAAGGAAAGGAGATGAAGTGGCAACGCCGAGGAAGTACCCCACCCTCGCGGAGTTCGAGGAGCTGAAGGAGGCGGTGGGCCGCCTCGAGGCCCGCCTGGGGCCGAAGGCCGAGCGCGCCTCGGTCTGGATAGACGCCGACGAGCTGGCCGATCGGCTGGGGCTGGCCGACGCCTACGGGGTCCCCGTGGCCGTCGGCGACGAGATCAGCCCGATGGACCGCGACGATCCGCGGAAGGTCGTGGAGGCGTCGATCAGAGCGGCCGCGCGGAGCGGCAAGGCGACCATGACCGTCCGCACGGGCAACGGGCAGACGGTCACGGCGGTCGATATGCGCCTGCCGGGCCACGTAGTGACGAAGAAGGCCACGGCATGAGCCGCGGCCCCGAGAAAGAGCGGGCGCGCCTTGCAGGGATCGCCGCCCGCATCCGAGAGAAAGGATACCACAATGGAGGCGCTTGCAGCAGCGTCGGAGCAGGGGGAGGAGCGCGCCGCGCCGCGGGGGCGGCTCACATGCTCTCTCCAAGAGGCCGCGGAGATCGCCGGGCTTTCGTACGAGTACCTTCTTGGGCAGAGCAAGGTGGCCAACCCGCGGGACCGCCTGCCCGGGTTCAAGACCGGGAGGAGCACCTACCGCGTCATAGTCGGCGAGCTGCCCGGATGGCTCCGGCGCAAAGCGGGGCTCGAATGAGGGCGCCGAGGCTCGACCCGAGGACGCTCGTCGAGGGGCTGCTCCTGATCGGCATCTTCGCCGCCGGCTACGCGGCGATGCTCCTCGTCGCCCACGGCATGCAGGCTGGATGGTGGTGACCATGGTCGAGCGAAACCCCGCCATGGCCGCGGCCGAGGCCGCCGTCGCCTGGGCCATGGAGGAGAGCGGGGGCGCGCCCGGAGAGACCAACTACGAGCGGCTGCTCGCCGACGCCCTGCGCGCCGTGCGGGAAAACGACCCCGGAACCCCCGTCGTGCTCGACCTGCCGGGCCTGAGCATGGCCCATTGGGCGTGCCTGTCGCGCATGCTCGTCATGGACCGGCCCGATCTCTCCGAGAGGGTACACCCCCAGTACGTCGAGGCGCTCGACGGCCAGGCCGGCGTCGCATGGCTGCAGCTGCAGTTCCACCGCGTGACGGGACGGCGGCCGGCGGTGCGCAGCTGGCGACACGCGCCCAGGAGGGGGTGCGCCTCCCTGTGACGCGCAAGGGCTCGGCCCAGAGGCCGTGGACGACCGACGACGTCGAGGCACTCAGAAACATGGCCGGAAGGATCACGCGACGCGAGATATGCCGGCAGCTCAAGCGCTCGCGCAAGTCGGTGGAGCACGCCGCAGCCCGCTTGGGCCTGTCGCTTCGATGCTACGTGTCCAAGCTGGTCTGGTGCGACGAGTGCGCCAGCTGGCGCTCCCGCATCGACAAAGACGGCAGGTGCCGCGTGTGCGCGATGCGCGAGAGGCTGGCCGGACGCGAGGCCGCGTGCGCCGAGGCGCTCGCGGCGATGACGCCGGAGCAGCGCGCCGTGTACGACGAAAACGAGGCCAAGAGGGGGACGAGGCGGTTCCCCGCCCGCCCGAAGCCGAGGATCGCCGGGAGCTGCCCCATCAGCCGCTACGAGCGCGAGCGGGCGAAGGCCGCCTACCTGCTCGACATCGAGGAATGGGAGCACCGCCGCCTCAAGCTCCCCTACGACGCCGCCAAGACGAGGCTGCGCCGCATGCGGGAAGTGACGGGGACGAACCCGCGAAAGAGTTTGAAACAATGAAATAAGTGGGGGTTTCGACAGAAACCCCAGATAGGAGAAGAATAGTGGAACTCAGAGAGATACCCGTCGAGGACGTCTACCCCGACGAGAAGAACCCCAGGAAGGACTTCGGCGACATCGCCGCGCTCGCCGAGAGCTGCATGCTCAACGCGATCAGCCCCGGCGAGCCGGTGAACCCGATCGTCGTGGTGGCCGACGGGGGTATCTACCGCATCGTGGACGGCGAGCGCCGGTACAAGGCGATGAAAATGAACAAGCTCAAGCGCTGCCACGCCGTGGTGTGCGAGGACCTGGACGAGGCCAACTCCCTGGTGGCCATGGTGGCGACCGACGACAAGCAGCAGCTCTCGGAGATCGAGCGCAGCCGCGGCGTGCAGCAGATGCTGCTCCTGGGAGTCGACCCGGAGCGCGTCGAGCGGGTCGGCCGCATGCCGAAGGGCAGCGCCGCCAGGCTGCGCCGTGCGCGGGCGGCCGTGGACGACGCGGGCGACGACATGACGCTCGACCGGATGCTCGCCATCGCGGAGTTCGAGGAGGCGGGCGACGCGGAGGCCGTGGAGCGGCTGGCGAGCTGCCGGGAGGCCGAGTGGTCGGCCGTGGCGCGCAGCATCCGCGAGGAGCGCGAGACCGCCGAGAAGACCGAGGCCCTGCGCCGCGCGTGCGCCGAAGCGGGGATCGCGCTCGAAGAGGACGTCCCGGGCTACGAGGACGGCTACGTGTACCGGACGAGCGAGAGCCGCCCGTCGGCGGTGGCGGAGGCGTTCGGAAGGCTCCCCGAGGGCTCGCTCGCGTGGCTCTGCGAGAAGAGCTACGGCGGCCCCGAGGTGCGCTTCTACTGGCCCGTGAACGGAGCGGCGGACCCCGATGCAGAGAGGCGCGCCGAGCTCGCCCACGAGGCCGAGGGGATGATCAAGTCGGGCGCGGAGAGAAGGCTGCGCTGGTTCGCGCGGACGGTCGCCGACGCCGACGCGTGCCCCAACGTGAGGGGCATGCTGCTCGACTCCTTCTTCGACGAGTCCAGGCTCGACAGCGATCCGACCGACAAACTGGAGAGGTTCGTCGAGCGCGCGGGGATCGCGCCCGATATCCCCCGCGCGCTGTCGGGCGCGATGGCGGCGTACCTGTACGAGACAGAGAACGGCGAGCTCCCGCTCTGGTACGCCCGCAACCTGGTCGACGGAGGGAGGCTGCGCGAATGGGAGGTCGGATATGCTGAGCGGTGGTTGCGGTGGCTGAACACGTGCTGCCTCGACGGGTACAAGGCCGACGAGGCCGACGAGGCCCTGGCGGACATGGTCGACGACGCGCTGGCCACCGCACGAGAGGAGGAGGAGTAGCATGGCCGTGAAGATCAGCAGCCTGGAGATCGAGAACGTCAAGCGGGTGAAGGCCGTCGCCATGGAGCCGTCCGAGAGCGGACTCACCGTCATCGGCGGGCGCAACGGGCAGGGCAAGACGAGCGTGCTGGACGCCATCGCGTGGGCGCTCGGCGGCGACCGCAAGCGCCCGACCGACGCGAGGCGCGAGGGCAGCGCGACCGACCCGCATCTCAAGGTGACACTCTCGAACGGCGTTGTCGTGGAGCGCAAGGGCAAGAACTCGTCGCTCAGGGTGACCGACCCCGAGGGGCGCAAGGGCGGCCAGCAGCTGCTCGACTCGTTCGTCGAAGCGCTCGCCCTCGACCTGCCCAAGTTCTTGATGAAGTCGGACAAGGAGAAGGCCGACGACCTGCTGCGCATCATCGGCGTTGGAGAGGAGCTGGCGCGCCTCGAGGAGAAGGAGCGGACGCTCTACAACCAGCGGACCGGCATCGGCCAGATGCGCGACCGGAAGCGGGGCGCCGCCGCGGACATGCCGATGCACCCCGACGCGCCCGCCGAGCCCGTGAGCGCCATGGATCTGATACAGGCGCAGCAGAAGATCCTGGCCCGCAACGGCGAGAACCAGCGCAAGCGCCAGCGGCGCGCCGAGCTCGAGGGAGAGCGGAGCGCGGCCGCGGCCGAGGTAGCGTCGGCCCAGGAGCAGGTGCGCCTCGCCAACGAGCGCCTCGCCGCCGCGGAGAGCAGGCTCGCGGGCATCGCGTCCGAATGCGCGGAGGCGGCGAAGACCGCCGAGCAGCTGGTCGACGAGTCCACCGTCGAGATCGAGGAGCAGCTGGAGCGGATCGAGACGGTGAACGCCAAGGTGCGCGACAACCAGCGCCGCGCCGACGCAACGCGCGAGGCCGAGGAGCTGGCGGCCCAGTACGAGGACATGACCGAGCGGATAGAGGCCGTGCGCGCCGCCAAGCGGGCGCTCCTCGACGGGGCCGACCTGCCCCTGCCGGGGCTTTCCGTGGAGGGCGGCGCGCTCGCCTACGGCGGGCGGCGATGGGACTGCATGAGCGGGTCCGAGCAGCTGCGCGTGGCCACCGCCATCGTGCGCAGGCTCAAGCCGGAGTGCGGCTTCGTCCTGGTGGACAAGCTGGAGCAGATGGACGCGGAGACGATGCGCGGGTTCGGCGAGTGGGCCGAGGCCGAGGGGCTGCAGGTGATCGCCACCCGCGTGTCCACCGGCGGCGAGTGCAGCATCGTGATAGAGGACGGCTACGGGATGGCCGCGGACAGGGCGACGGAGGAGATCGCAGTCTCGAAGAGCCTGGCGGAGTGCGCCGACGGCAACGGCTGCGGCGAGTGCTCGATCCCGCGCAACGGGACGTGCGAGCGCGCGGACGACCCCGAGGAGGCCATCGATCCGGCCGCGAAGTGGGTGATGTAAATGGCCCTCAACATCACGCGCGGCAAGATGGACAAGGCCCAGAGGGTCGTGGTGTACGGCCCCGAGGGAATCGGCAAGACGACGCTCGCCGCGCAGTTCCCCGACCCGCTCTTCATCGACGTGGAAGGATCGACCGGGCATTGCGACGTGGCGCGCGTGGACCCCGCGCCGGCGAGCTGGCAGGCGCTGCTGGAGACGGTGCGCGCCGTCAAGGCGGAGCGCCCCTGCGCCACGCTCGTGCTCGACACCGCCGACTGGGCCGAGCAGCTCTGCATCGCCCACGTGTGCGCCGAGCGGAAGTGGAAGGGCATCGAGGATCCGGGCTACGGGAAGGGCTACACCTACCTCGCCGAGGAGTTCGGAAAGCTGCTCAACCTGCTCTCCGACGTCGCCGCGGCCGGGATGCACGTCGCGGTGTGCGCGCACGCCATGATGCGGAAGTTCGAGCAGCCCGACGAGGCGAGCGCTTACGACCGGTGGGAACTCAAGCTGCAGCGCAAGACCGCGCCGATGGTGAAGGAATGGGCCGACGCGGTGCTGTTCCTGAACTGGAAGACGACCGTCGAGGCCGTCGGGGACGGAAAGGCCAAGGCGCGCAACGCCAGGCGCACCATGTTCTGCCAGCACCACGCGTGCTGGGACGCGAAGAACCGCTGGGGGCTCCCCGACGAGGTCCCGGCCGACTACGGGCAGATCGCTCCGTTCCTCCGGCCAGCCTCCGCGCCGGAGGCGTCCCCCGCCCCGGCGCCTCAAGCCCCCGCGCCCCATGGCGGGACGCCCGACGCGGCCCTGCCCGGCTTCTGGGCGCCGGCCCTGCAGCTCATGGAGGGCATCGGGGCCACGGTAGACGAGGTGCGCGCGGTGAGCGCCGCGAAGGGCCACCATTCCACCGACACACCCGCCAAGAACTACGAGCAGGCCTACGTCGAAGGATGCATCGTGGCGCAGTGGCCGAAGTGGGTCGAGGAGATCCGCAAGCTGCGCAAGGAGCGCGAGCCGGTGCCGTTCGGCGCTCCGGACATGACCAAGATCTAAGAGAGAGGACCGACACATGGCAGACAACACCGAATTGGGCGAGGCCCTGGACTGGGACGACGAGGTGTCCGACGAGGGAGGGTTCACCCTCCTGCCGGCCGGGACGTACCCGTTCGAAGTCGCGAAGGTCGAGAAGGAGTACTTCGAGGGATCGAACAAGATGGCTCCCTGCCCGCGCGCCGCGGTCACCCTCAACGTCCTCACGGACACCGGATGGGTGCCGCTTGTGGACCGGCTCATGCTCAACACCAAGACCGCATGGCGCGTGGCCAGGTTCTTCGAGAGCCTCGGGTTCGAGAAGGAGCCGAACGCCGAGGGCAAGATGGTCATGCGCCCCCACTGGAACGAGATCGTCGGCAGGCAGGGCTGGGCGAAGATCAAGGTGCGGACGTACGCCAAGAAGGACGGCGGCGAGGGCGAGGCCAACGACGTGGACACCTACCTCAGGCCCGCCGAGTGGCCCGAGCGGCCCGAGCCCGCGCAGACGAGCATCCCCGTTCACGAGCAGCCCGCGCCCGCCCAGCCCGCGCACCAGAGCTGGGACATGTGATGGCGCCGGTGGAGCTCAGGCCGTACCAGCAGGAGGCGCGCGAGGCCGTCGAGCGCGAGTGGGGCGAGGGGCGCGCGAAGACGCTCCTCGTCCTGCCCACCGGCACCGGGAAGACCGTCGTGTTCGCGATGGTCGCCAAGGACGCGGTGGACGCCGGCGGACGCGTGCTCGTGCTCGCCCACAGAGGCGAGCTGCTGGAGCAGGCCGCGGACAAGATAGGGGCCGCCACGGGGCTCGGGTGCAGCGTGGAGAAGGCCGAGCGCACGAGCCTCGGCGAATGGTTCCGCGTGACGGTGGGCAGCGTGCAGACGCTGATGCGGGAGAGCCGACTTGCGCGGTTCGGCCACGACCACTACACGCACATCGTCGTGGACGAGGCGCACCACGCGCTCTCCGACAGCTACCGGGCGGTGCTCGACTGGTTCCCGGAGGCGCGCGTGCTCGGCGTGACCGCCACGCCCGACCGCGGCGACCGCAAAAACCTCGGCGCGCTCTTCGACAGCATCGCCTACGAGTACACGCTGCCCCGCGCCATCAAGGAGGGCTACCTCTGCCCCATCAAGGCGCAGACGGTGCCGCTCGAGATCGACCTGTCCGCCGTGAAGGTGCAGTCGGGCGACTACGCGGCCGGCGACCTCGGCACGGCGCTCGACCCGTACCTGGACCGCATCGCCGATGAGATGCTGGCGGCGGGCTGCATGGAGCGCAAGACCGTGTGCTTCCTGCCCCTCGTCAAGACCGCGAAGAAGTTCCGCGGGATCCTCGCCGCCAAGGGCTTCAACGCATACGAGGTCGATGGCGAGAGCTTCGACCGGGCCGAAGTGCTGGCGAAGTTCGACGCGGCGGGAGGCGGGACCGCGCTCTGCAACTCGATGCTGCTCACCGAGGGATGGGACTGCCCGAGCGTGGACTGCGTGGTGGTGCTGCGCCCGACGAAGGTGCGCTCGCTGTACTGCCAGATGGTCGGGCGCGGCACGCGCCTGTCCCCGGAGACGGGCAAGACGGAGCTGCTCCTGCTCGACTTCCTGTGGCACGTCGAGCGCCACGAGCTGTGCCGCCCCGCGCACCTCGTCGCCGAGGGCGAGGAGGTGGCCCGCGCCATGACCGCGCGCTTGGAGGCGGCCGGGCGCCCCGAGGACCTGGAGGAGGTGGAGCGCGAGGCCGCCAAGGACGTGGTGGAGGAGCGCGAGCGGAGGCTGGCCGAGGAGCTGGCGTCCATGCGCAGGCGCAAGCGCCGCCTCGTGGACCCGCTCCAGTACGAGATGAGCATCATGGCCGAGGACCTGTCCGGCTACGTGCCGTCGTTCGGCTGGGAGGCGGCCCCGGCGAGCGAGGCCCAGCGCAGCGCCCTGGAGAGGGCCGGCATCGACCCCGACGGCGTGGAGTGCTCCGGCAAGGCGAGCCTGCTGCTCGACCGCCTGGCCAAGCGCAGGGCCGAGGGGCTGGCCACCCCTCGCCAGATACGGCAGCTCGAGGGCCGGGGCTTCCGGCGCGTGGGCGAATGGACGGCCGGCCAGGCGTCGGCGCTCATCAGCCGCATCGCCGCCAACGGCTGGCGCACGCCCGCCGGCATCCGCCCCGCCGAGTACGACCCCGCCCTGGGGAGGTAGGCCATGGACGGGAGAGGATACGACCTGGCCGAGTGCCTGGCCGCCATCGACCCGGCCTCGCTGAGCTACGAGGAGTGGCTCCATGCGGGCATGGCCCTGCACGCCGAGGGGTACGGCTGCGATGTGTGGGAGGCGTGGAGCCGGCGCGACACGGCGCGCTTCCGCGAGGGCGAGTGCGCGAAGAAGTGGCGCGGCTTCGGCCGGTCGCCGAGCGAGGTCAAGGGCGGCACCCTCGTCCAGATGGCCCGCGACGCGGGATGGTCGCCGGACGGCGCGGACGGGCGCGGCGAGGCGCTGGGCTGGGACGACGACGTGGGCGGCGACGGGACGGGCGGACGCATCGTCGACCCGTCGTGGGTCGAAGCGCGCGAGGTCGTCGAGCCGGCCGGCGAGTGGCGCGGCTGGCAGGAGGCCGTGCGCTACCTCGAGGCGCTGTTCGACGCCGACGAGGTGGTGGGCTACGTGGTGGAGGCCTGGGACAAGGACGGGCGATGGGTGCCGTCCGGCAAGGGGCCGCACGGCCGCACCGCCGGAGAGCTCGTGGCGGCGCTTACAAAATACAAGGACGACCTCGGCGCGTCCATCGGGCAGCCCAACCCCGAGGCGGGCGCGTGGATCCGGTTCAACCCGCTCGACGGCAAGGGCGTGCGCAACGAGAACGTCGCGGAGTACCGCCACGCCCTCGTGGAGAGCGACGACATGCCCGTGGAGCGCCAGCTGGCCATCATCGAGGAGCTGGAGCTGCCCGTGGCGGCCCTCGTGCACAGCGGGAACAAGAGCCTGCACGCCGTCGTCAAGGTGGAGGCGAAGGACTACGACGAGTACCGCAGGCGCGTGGACTACCTCTACCGGACATGCCTCGACAACGGGCTCAAGATCGACACCCAGAACAAGAACCCCAGCCGCCTGTCCCGCATGCCGGGCGTGATGCGCTCCGGCCGCAAGCAGTGGCTCGTGGCCACGGACGTTGGAAAGGCGTCGTGGGACGAATGGCGCGAGTGGATCGACGAGCAGAACGACGACCTGCCCGATCCCGAGAGCCTGGCCGGCGTCTGGGACGACCTGCCGGAGCTGTCCCCGCCGCTCATCGACGGGGTGCTGCGCCAGGGCCACAAGATGATGCTCGGCGGCCCCAGCAAGGCGGGCAAGTCGTTCGCGCTCATCGAGCTGTGCGTGTCGATCGCGGAGGGCGTCCCCTGGCTCGGCTTCGGCTGCGCCCAGGGCCGCGTGCTCTACGTGAACCTGGAGCTGGACCGGGCGAGCTGCCTGCACCGCTTCCGCGACGTGTACGACGCCATGGGCGTGGAGCCGGCGAACCTGGCCAGCATCGACGTGTGGAACCTGCGCGGCAAGGGCAAGCCCATGGACCGGCTGGCCCCCTCGCTCATACGCCGCGCGCTGAAGACACGGCCCATCGCGGTCGTGATCGACCCCATCTACAAGGTCATCACGGGCGACGAGAACTCGGCCGACCAGATGGCGGCGTTCTGCAACCAGTTCGACCGCGTGGCCACCGAGCTGGGGTGCGCCGTCGTGTACTGCCACCACCACAGCAAGGGACTGCAGGGCCAGAAGCGCAGCATGGACCGCGTGAGCGGTTCGGGCGTGTTCGCCCGCGACCCCGACGCCCTCCTGGACATGATCGAGCTGGAGCAGACCGACGCGCTGCGCCGGCAGCAGGAGGACGCCGCCGTGTGCGCCGCGCTCGAGCGCGTCATGGCCGAGCGCGGGCCGGGCGGCTGGCAGGACGTGGTCGGGGAGGACGACCGCGCGAGCGCCGAGCGGTTCCTGGAGGGCGCGCGGGCGCTCCTCGGCCGGGAGGACGAGCGGGCGATGCTCGACGCCGTGCACACGGCGCGCAAGGCGGCCTCCCAGCGCACCGCGTGGCGCATAGAGGGCACGCTGCGCGAGTTCCCTCGCTTCGAGCCGCTGAACCTGTGGTTCGACCACCCGGTGCACCGGACGGACGCCACGGGCGCGCTCGCGGACCTCGAGAGCGACGGGGCGGGCAACGCCTGGGCGGGGAGGCCCGGGCGCAACCGCCAGGCGAAGAGCAAGGCGGAGAAGGCCGCAGAGCGCAGGCAGGCCGTCGAGGAGGCGTTCGGGGCGTGCGACATGGGCGAGGGCGTGACCGTCAAGGAGGTGGCCGATTTCATGGGCGTGAGCGAGAAGACGGCCCGCGCGAGGGCCGCGGAGCACGGCGGGTTCTGGGTCAAGGGCGGCACGATCGGAAGACGGAAGGAAGGAAAATAGCGTGCTCGCTTCCCTGCTCCCTGATCGGGAAAATAGCGATTATTTTCCCTTCCTTCCCGATCGGGAAACCTCCGCTATTTTCCCTTTTCCGGATCGGGAGGAAAAAAGCGGGAATCCCGGCTATTTTCCCGATCCGGGAGTAACGGTACCCCCCTACGGGGGGTAAAGGGTTTCCCTTCCCTCCGGTCAGAGGGGAAAGGAAGGCGGGCTAAAGCTGCGCCCGCCGTCCTCCCTTCCCCTGCCTCTGACAAAGCATGCAATTCTCAAGTCTAACTGATAGACGAAAGGTAGCAATATGAATTTCGGCAGGATCGTGAGAACGGACATCGCGGCGGACGAGAACGGCGTCACCGCCACCATGCGCCCCGAGAAGGGAGGCGATGCATCATGAGCTGGGAAATGGAGGCGACAACCACGTGTCCTTACGAAGACGCGGCCGAGGCGAGGCGCAAGGGGTACACGGCGTGCGGCACGTGCGCGGTGCCCGACTACGCGTGCGGCAAGATCGACGAGCGCGAATGGGCGAAAAGGCACTGCCCGAAAGGCTGCCCGGATCCCGAGCGGTGGAACCTTGGTTGCTGGAACTGCGAGGAGATGCATGACGCCAACAGCGTTGCCTTGCCATGCAGGCGAAAGGAGCCTGGGGCATGAGGACGGCTGCCATGTGGCTGCGCGACGAGCTGCCGTACTACCTCGCCATGGCGCTGATGACCGCAGCGATGATCCTCGCCTGCATCGCATTCCTTGCCTGGGCGCTGCTGTGCCGGCTCGCCAAGCCCGTTGCGGCGGTAGCCTGCGTCGCCATCGTCTGCTGGGCCGCCCTCAAGGCCATGGGGGTGCTGCCATGATCGAGTTCTTCGAGCCGATGGTGCCGCCGACGGCCACGCACAACGACCTGGAGCCGTGCATGCGCCGAGGGAGGCCCTCGATCCGCAAGTCCGACGCGCTGCTCGAGGCGGAGGCGGCATGGCGCGCGCATCTGGCCCGCCACGCCCCTGCAGCGCCCCTCAGGGGCCCGATCTCCGTCGAGATGCGCATCTGCTGGCCGACGGGGGGAACCCATCCCCAAGGGGCGCCCCACGCCGTCAAGCCGGACGCCGACAACGTGGAGAAGACCGTGTTCGACGTCATGGCCTCCCTCGGGTTCTTCGAAAACGACAGCCGGATCGCGCTGCACACGACGGCGAAGCTGTGGAGCGACCCGGCGGGAATCTACGCGAGGATGGAGGAGCTGCCGGGATCGCGCGGGGAGGGGGCGGCGTGCGATGGGGTTTAGACTCGAAGCGGCCAGGCCCGGCGAGACGGAGAGGGTGTGCGAGAGATGCTTGCGGGCCTACTTGCCCGCAAGCAGGACGCAGCGGTTCTGCCCGGATTGCGGCAGGCCGAGGCCTTACACGAGCGAGACCGCGGCGAAAAGAGAATCCAATGGTGCGAAGGAGGCAGAGAGGTTCATGGACGCGAACCTGAAGGGCTTGAACGACGCGCTGTTCCGCCAGCTCGAGCGAATCGAGGGCGCGGGAACGTCCGACGAGCTCGAGACGGAGGTGAGCCGCGCCAACAGCGTGTGCAAGATCGCCGAGACCATCATCGGCAACGGCAAGCTGGTGCTCGAGGCCAGCAGGGCGAGTATGGCCACGGCGGAGTCCGTGCAGGTTCCCAAGATGCTCCTCGGAAGGGGCGACGGAGAGTGAGGACGAGGTACACGCCCGAGCGCGTCGGGTTCCTGAGAGAGCATTCCCCCGGCCATTCAGCGCAAGAGTTGGCCGACATGTTCAATTCGAGGTTCGGCACGACTGCGAGCCGCAAGGCCATCTACATGGCGTGCAGGGCCAACGGAATAGGAGGGCTTGTCAACAAAGGACGCTTTCACAAGGGCATGACCGCGCCGAACAAGGGTAAGACGTGGGACGATCTGTACACGCCCGAGCAGCAGGAGCACATCCGAGCGCACCTATACAAGCCGGGGAACATGTCGGCAAAGGGTATGCGCTACCCCGTCGGTTCCGAGCGCGAGGGCAAGGACGGTTACGTGTACGTGAAGGTGTGCGAGAGTTCGCGCGATGCGATGGCCACGGGTGCGAAGTCCTCGCAGTGCTGGCGCTTGAAGCATCACCTAGCGTGGGAGCGCGAGAACGGCAAGCCCGTCCCCGATGAATCCTTCATCGTGTTCGCGGACGGAGACAAGCGCAACTTCGCGCCGGAAAACCTCGTGTGCGTCAGCCGCGGCGACTACAACCTGCTGAACAACACGAAGATGCCCCGCTACTACGACGCGGAGTCCCTGAAGGCGTGCAGCGCGCTGGCGAAGCTTAAGAGGGCGGCGAAAGGGAGGGCGCGCGACCCGCGCGGGTGACACCTCCCCCATCATGCACCTCGCCGGCCGAGAGGGCCGGCCCCTCCTCGGGCGGCCCGCGGTCCCCCTGCCGCGGGCCGCCTCCCTGTGACGCGTCCCCCATCATTGGCGCCATGCCGAACCCCGAGAACATAGAGCCGCACAAGATCCGAACCGCGAGCGAAGCGCGGGAGAAGGGCCGCGCCGGCGGCCTGCGCTCGGGCGCGCGCCGCCGCGAGCTCGCCAGCCTGCGGAAGGCCGCCCGCGTGGTGCTGTCGATGGACGTGGTGAGCCCCGAGGCGCGGGAGAACCTGGCGACCCTCGGGCTGGATCCGGACGAGCGCACGAACGCCGCGCTCGTCACGGCGCGCATGGTGATGGCCGCCGCCGGCGGCGACGTCAAGGCGTACGAGGCCCTGTCGCGCAACATGGGCGCGCTGGACGATGCGGAGGCCGCCGAGGAGGCGGAGCGGGCCGCAGGGGCAGCCTCCGGGCGCGAGGGGGGCCTGCCCCTCATCGACACCGCGTCCCTCGTCCCCGGATGCTACGCCGACGCGTGGCGCGACATCATGGAGCACGGGCACTCGGAGTACATCGGCGAGAGCGGGCGCGGCTCGCTCAAGTCCACGGTGCTGCTGTCGCTCGCCCCCGTCGTCCTCATGCTCAAAGACCCGCGCCTGTGCGGCGTGGCGTTCCGGCGAGTCGGGAACACCCTGCGCGACTCGATCTTCGCGTCGCTCGTGAGCGCGATCCGCCGCCTGGGCGCGGAGTCCGAGTTCGAGTGGACGAGCTCCCCCATGCGCATCCTGCGCCCCTCCACCGGCCAGACGATCATGTTCCGCGGCCTGGATGACGAGGATAAGGCGAAGTCCCTCACGCTCGACAGCCCTGATCTCTACATCGGTTTCGCCTGCTGGGAGGAGTTCGATCAGATCAAGGGCGAGCGCTCCGTGCGCCGCGTCGAGCAGACCGTCAAGCGCGGCGCCGCCCCGCGCTTCTGGACGTTCCGCGCTTTCAACACCCCCGCCGACCCCGAGCATTGGGCGCACCTCTACGCGCAACGTATGGAGGAATCCGGCGACGCGCTTGTTCTGCGCAGCACGTATCTGGACGTGCCGCCCGAGTTCCTGGGCGAGGAGTTCTTCAAGGATGCCGAACGGCTCAAGTCCGTGAGTGAGGAGGCGTACCGCAACGAGTACCTCGGCGAGCCCGTGGGCCTCACCGGGCGCGTGTTTAATAACGTGGAAGCGGCGGAGGTGGCGCCGGAGGACGTGGCGGCCATGAAATGGGTGCGCCGAGGCATCGACTGGGGCTTCGCGAACGATCCGTTCGTGTGGCTCACGGTCGGCTACGACCGCAAGACCGCGACGCTGTACATAGCCGACGAGGTGTTCTCGACGGGCGTGCTCGACGCCGACAACGTGCGCGCCGTCAAGGAGCGCATGGCCGAGCACGACGAAAGCGGCGCGGTTCTGCGCCTGCCCGACGGCTCGCCTGCGTTCGAGCGCCGCAAGCCGGAGAACGAGTGCCGTGCGGACGCTGCCGCCCCCAAGGACATCGCCACGTGGCGGTCGCTGGGGATCGAGTGCGTGCCCGCCAGCAAGCGCGTGCCCGTGGCCGACGGCATCAGATGGCTCGCCAAGCGCCGCCGCATCGTGATCGACCGCAGGCGCTGCCCGCTCGCCTACCAGGAGTTCGCGCGGTACCGGGCACTGGAGGACGACGAGGGGCGCTTCCTGGGCTTTCCCGACAAGGACAACCATACCATCGACGCCGTGCGCTACGCGGCGTTCGACCTCATATCGGACCCCGACATAGCGTAAGGAGCAGATCATGGTCGTGGCGATAGCAGAACGAAGCGGAGCAATGACGGACTGGCTCGCGTCGCTGGGGTATCCGGCGGCGAGCCTCGCGACCCCGATGGACGCGAAGATCCGCGAGTGGTGGGGCTACGTCAACGCCGAGGCGGAGTTCTACGTGCGCGAGGAGCGCGACCAGAACGGCAAGGTGGTGAAGGTGCCCGTGCGCAGCTGCACGCCCGCGGGCATGGTGTGCGAGGACATGGCCGGCCTCATCTACAACGAGCGCGCGAGCGTGAGCGTGCCCGACGACCCCGGCGCCGACGCATGGCTGCAGCAGTGGCTCGCCCGCATCATGTGGGCGGACCGCGCCCCGCTCGCCGTGGAGCGCATGTGCGAGACGGGCACGGCGGCCTGGGCGCTGCACATCCGCGGCGTGGCCGAGTACGGGCGCAGCGACTCGCTGGATGTCGTTCCCGTGCGCTACGACGCGCGCCAGATAGTGCCGCTGTCGTGGGAAACCGACCGCTGCACCGACTGCGCCTTCGTCGCCGACGTGTGGCTGCGCGGCGAGCGGTGCACGCAGGTGGAGGTGCACCGCCCCCGGGACGACGGCGACTACGAGATCATGTGCGCGTTCTTCGGCGACGACGGGCGCCGCATCGAGCCGCCGGGCTACATCGGGGGAGGTTTCAGCATCAACACGGGGCAGACGACCCCCACGTTCGCGCTCATCCGCCTGGCCAAGGACAACCGCGTTTGGGAATACAGCCCGATGGGCGTGGCGCTGTTCGCCGACGCGATAGGCGCGCTCGAAACGGTGGACCTCGCCTTCGACATGGTGGGCAACGATCTCGTGCTGGGCCGCAAGATGCTCGCCCTGCCCGAGTCGATGATGCAGCGCGACGAGAGCGGCGTTCTGCGCCTGCCGATGCTGGAGGGCCAGCAGTTTTTTCTGAGCTTGCGCGACGGCAACGTGTTCGACGGCAAGCTGGGGGTCTTCGAGTACAACCCCGATCTGCGAGCCGACCAGGACCGCCAGATGCTCGCCACGGCGCTGCAGATGCTCGGCAAGCGCGTGGGCTTCGGAATGAAGTGCTACGCGCTCGACAGCCAGGGCGGCATCACCACCGCTAAGCAGGTGGCCGCCGACAACGCCGAGATGATGCGCACGGTGCGTCGCCACGAGCACTTGGTGCGCCCCGCCATCCAGCAGGTCATGGAGGCGGCGTGCGGCATCTACCGCAACCTGTCCACGCGCTGGGCGTCGCTGCCCGACGTGGCCGGCATGGTCAGCGTGGAGATGGGCGACTCCATCGTGCAGGACGACGACAGCCTGCGCGAGCGCGACCGGGCCGACGTGGCCGCCGGGCTGCTCGAGCCGTGGCGCTACATGGTGCGCTGGCAGGGCTACACCGAGGACGAGGCGAAAGCCGCCCAAGGCTCCGACGCGTCCCTGCCCGACGTGCCGCCGGAGGCCTAGCGCGTGGCGCTCACCGAGGCGGACATCCAGAAGCTGGCGGACTCCATCGTGCACGGCAGCGAGGAGCGCATGGTCGCCGAGCTGTTCTCGCGGCTGTGCGACTCCCTGGCCGACGGCGCGATGGGGCTGGCTGACGAGGCGGCGCTCGAACGGCTGGCCTCGGCCAACGCCGCCATGGCGAACGAGCTCATTGCCGAGTACGCCGGGACCGTGGACGACGAGGTGCGCGGGCTCGTGGAGTCCGTCCTGATCGAATCGTCGGAGGCCGACGAGGCATCCCTGGCCGCCGTATACGGGCAGGATGCGGCGGCCAGGGCGGCGCTCGCCTTCGCAGGCGGGTACTCCGCGCACTTCGCCGAGATAGCCGCCCAGACGGCCTTGGGCGTGGCCGAGGTGATACGCCGCCAGAACCTGGCGATGACGGAGCGTGCCGAGCGGCTGTGGTACGAGGCCGCGGGCGAGGCCGTCGCGGCGTTCAACCAGGGGCTGCTTCCGCGCGAGGAGTGCGTGGCGCGCGCCGTGTCGCGGCTCATGGCCGAGGGCATGGAGACGGTGGACTACGCGAGCGGCGTGCGCAACCAGCTTGACGTGGCGGTGCGCCGCCACGTGGTCACGCAGGCGAGCCAGGCGGGCGGCAGGATGACGCTCGACCGCCTGGAGGCGTACGGCCACGAGCTCGTGGTCACGTCCGCCCACTACGGGGCGCGCCCCAGCCACGCCGAGTGGCAGGGGAAGCCGTGCGCGATCCATGGGGCGGCAGAGGTGGACGGCGTGCGCTACCCCGGCCTGGCCGAGCTCACGGGCTACGGCACCGTGGGCGGCCTCAAGGGCGCGAACTGCCGCCACTCAATCAACCCCTACTATCCCGGCATCACGAAGCTCCCCGCGAGGGAGTGGCCCGAGCACGAGGCGAGGTTCGGCATGAGCTCCGAGCGGTACTACGAGGCCACGCAGCGCCAGCGCGAGCTGGAGCGCCGCGTCCGCAAGACCAAGCGCGAGGTGTCGGGCATGGAACGGGCGGGCATCGGGTTCGAATCGCCCACGTACGTGCAGAAGCGACTCGTGCTCGGCCGCCAGCAGGCCGCGCTGCGCTCGCACTGCGCCGACAAGGGATTCGTGCGCCAGTACGCGAGGGAGCGGGCCTACGGCGTGGGGGCGCAGCCCAGGGCGCTCAGAAGCGCGTCGACGAAGCTGTACGTGAGTCAGATGCACGGTCGCGCGAATACCAAGATCGATCGGTTTGTCCCCTGCCTGCTTGACACCAAAACCGGCGAGCTCGTGGACACCCAGGTCTACAAGCTCACGACAAGAAGCCAGCTAAAAGGGTACAACTCCAAAACAGGCTGGGACATCAACTGGGAGAAGGCGCCGAAAGGGGTCGACGTGTACGGTCTCACGATCAAGGGGCAAAGCGAGCTGCAGGGGCTCATCGCGCTCAGGGAAGACCGGGACGCCCAGGCGGTCTACTTACACTATGCGAAAACCGCGCCCAGAAACGACAAGCATGCGACGGGCAAGCAGGATTACGAAGGGGTCGGAGGGCACCTTTTCGCGCTCGCCGTCGAAATATCCGAAAAGGCCGGGTTTGGCGGCTACCTCTACGGGTTCGCCGAGGACGCCAAACTCGAGCGGCACTACATCGAGAAGTTAGGGGCAACGCACCTGGGGATTCTGCACCCCTACCATTTCGAAATCGACGAACGTGCGGCACGAAGGCTGCTCAAGGAGTATAATTACGAATGGAAATGAAGCCTAAGATGATCGACATACCGAGCGGCCCGCAGGGGGGCCTGGTCTACAACCCGGACCCCTATCGCGTCACGACGTGCCCCTACAGGCTGCGCGACGCGACGGAGTACGCCCGATCCGTCGGCAAGGAGCCGTCCGAGCTGACGAAAGACGAATGGGAGCGCTTCAGGGTCCCCGCCCGATAGCCGCGGGTCGACCGATCGGAAACCGCCCGCCCCTGTCCGTTGAAAACGTGCTACAATAAAGCCAATCGGTGCCCCGCCTACCCGGGCAGCATCGGTTACTTAACGAAGCCGGTTATCCTTGCAGGGGCGACCGGCTTTCTTCATTCTCCCAACACCGTCCGTCATTCATCTTTCCTCGTCAGGTTGACGATTCCGACGACCACCAACAGCAACTCGCATACCGCTATGACTGTCTGCGCGTCCATGAGCCTCTCCTTTCGGATGCCGCCCAGGGACATGACGGAGCACCGCGCCCATTGTAACGCATGGCGGCGCTCGGACGATCGGCGTTCCGCGCCCGACGGCGCCGGGTGACGCGCGCGGGAAGATGTCCCTCGCAAGCGAAGCGAGGAGGAGCCGTGTTCGAGAAGATCGCCACCCCCCCCCCCGGCGACCTGCAGGATAGCCTGCGGCGACGCCGTCAGGGTCCTTAGCAAGCTGCCCTCGGGCGGCATCGACATGCTGCTGACCGACCCGCCGTACTGCTCCGGCGGCCTGACCAGGACGGAGCGAAAGGCGCCGCCCTCGAGGAAGTACCAGCAGGACGGATACGCGAAGTTCGCCGACTTCCCGGGGGATGCCAGAGACGAGCGTAGCTTCCTCAGGTGGTGCGCGCTGTGGATGTCGGAGTGCTGGCGGATACTGCCGCCGGGCTCGTCCGCCGTCGTATTCAGCGACTGGCGCCAGCTCGCGAACACGTGCGACGCGCTACAGATCGCGGGGTTCGTGTTCAGAGGGATAGTCCCGTGGATCAAGACGGCGGCCCGCCCGCAGCCGAACAGCTTCAAGGCGGACTGCGAGTTCGCGGTCTGGGCCACCAAGGGCGAGATCGACCGCAAGCCGACGCCGGGGGCCAAGTACCTGCCAGGGCATTACGAGCACGCGGCGCCTCGCGAGCGGGAGCACATGAACCAGAAGCCCGTGGCCCTCATGCGCGACCTCATGGCCATAGCGCCGGAGGGCGGCGTTGTGCTCGACCCTTTCATGGGCAGCGGTTCCACGGGCGTCGCGTGCGCCGAGACGGGCCGCTCGTTCGTCGGCGTCGAGATGACCGAGCACTACTACAGCGTGGCGCGCGCCCGAATCGCCGAGACGTACGCCCGCGGGTGACGCGCGTCGCATCATGCCAACTATCGCAGGGGCCGAGCGCAGAGGCCCGACCGCACGCGCCGAGCGAAGAGGCGCCACGTCAAGCGGGCGGAGAAGCCCGGAACAAACCCGACGGGAGGACAGGCATGGAAAACGGCGAAGGTCAGAATCAGCAGCAGGAGCTGGCGAAGCCGCAACAGGGCGATGCCCAGCAGCGGGAGCCGAAGGGCGGCCCCGACCTCGGCCAAGCGAACAAGCGCCTCAACGAGGAGAACAAGGCCCTCAAGGCGAGCATCGAGCAGATGCAGGCGCAGATGGGCGAACTCACCAAGAAGTTCGAGGGCGCCAAGACCGCCGAAGACGTAGCGGCCGCGGTGGAGGCGGCCAAGAAGGAGGCCGAGGAGGCCAGCGCCAAGACGAAGGCCGACTACGACGCGCGCATGAAGTCGCTGACCGTGCAGAACGCGCTCATTCAGGCCGGATGCTCCGACACCGTGGCGCTCATGGCCCACATCGACATGGAGAAGGTCGAAGTTGCGAGCGACGGGCACATCAGCGGCATGGACCCGGCGAAGCTCAAGGAATCGTATCCGTACCTGTTCCAGTCCGCCAACACCCAGCAGACGGTCAGCACTGCGGCCGCTCCGGGCGGGGCAGGAAAGAAGATGACCAAAGAGGAGATCGTCGGGGTGAAGGACCCGGCGGAGCGCCGACGTCTCATCGCCGAGAACATGGACCTCTTCCAGTAGAAAGGAGCCAGGAATGGCAGCGGACCCCAACCAGATGAAGGCGGCCGATTTCGCCAAGGTCAGCGAAATCGATTTCGTCACCCAGTTCAACAAGGGCATCAAGGTGCTCCAGGAAATCCTGGGCATCACGCGCAAAGTCGAGAAAGTCCCCGGCCAGGTCATCAAGACCTACAAGGTCACGGGCACGCTGGAGAGCGGCGAGGTGGCCGAAGGCGAGACCATCCCCCTGTCCAAGTACAAGACCGAGGTGGCGGGGCTGTTCGAGCTCACGGTCAAGAAATGGCGCAAGCAGACCACGCTCGAGGCCATCAACGACAAGGGCTACGAGCAAGCTGTGACCGACACCGACGACAGGATGATCAACGACATCCAGGGCGGCATCCGCAAGGACTTCTTCGAGTCCATGGCGACCGGCACCGGCGAGGCGTCCGGCGAGGGCCTGCAGGGCGCCCTCGCCCAGACCTGGGGCCAGCTCAAGGTGTTGTTCGAGGATTACGACGTGGCCGATTCCGACTTCCTGTACATGGTCAACCCGCTCGACATCGCGGGCTACCTGGAGAAGAAGGACGTGACCGTGCAGACCGCGTTCGGCATGACGTACGTCGAGAGCTTCCTCAGCCTCTACAACGTGCTGGTGCACACCGGCGTCCCGCAGGGCACCGTGTACGGCACCGCGAAGGGCAACCTCATCCTGTACTACGCGAACCCTCGCAACGCCGACGTCGCCAAGGCGTTCGACTTCACGACCGACGCCACCGGCTACGTGGGCGTGCACCACGAGACGACCTACGACAACTTGACCACGGACACCGTGGCCATCTGCGGCATGGCGCTGTACGCCGAGCTCATCGACCGCATCGTGAAGGGCACAATCGAGGACCCTCGATAGCCGATCCCGGGGCAGAGGTGACCGCCGGCACGCCCGCCGGCGGCGCCACCGGGATCGGCTCGGTAACGTTCGAGCAGCTGGGCGAAGTGAGCGTGGAGCAGAACGGGCGAACCGTGCGCGTGACCGGCGCCCTGAACGACGTCGAATGGCCCGAGTTCAGCTCCGAGGAGAAGGACCGCACGGGATTCTACGTCCCGCTGACGCTCAAGGGAACGGGCTACGTGGGCAAGACCACTCCGAGCGGCGCATGGAAGGTGAGCGACCTGGCCGACTGCGCCGACGGCTGGATAGTTGCCGTCTCGAACGCTCAGAAGAGCTTCACGTTCCGCACGTTCGCCGACAGGGCGAAGGCCGAGGCGAAGCAGGGCGGCATGGTCTTCACGGTGGATCTGTCGGACGTTTCCTATGAGTAGCGCAGACCCGACACACAAGTGGTACCGAGAAGAGTACATGGGCGGGGCCGACGGCATGGGCGATGACGCCTTCGCGGCGGCCCTGCCCGAGGCCCGCGCCCGCGTGCGCCGCCGCCTGGCCCTGTTCGACTGCGACGCGCTCGACGAGCCCGAGCTGACGGCGTACCGCCGCGCCGTGTGCGCGGCGTGCGAGGCCGCCGATTCCCCCGCCGTCACCAGCTACAGCGCGGGCAAGGCCAGCGAGACGTACGCGGACGCCGCCACCATGGGCGCGGACGCCGCTATAGAGCGCGAGCTGGCGGGCAGCAAGCTCGCCTGTTCGTGGGCGTGAGGAGGCCGGGATGAACCCGAGGATGACGCCGAGCACGCTCACCGCGTGGCGCAGGAAGCAAGAAGGGCGCGCCGTCGCATGGATCCCCATGGGCTCCATGCGCTGCCGCTGGGACGAGTCGCGCGAGACGCGCGCGGGAACGTCCGGCGACACCGCGTCGTGGAGCGCCGAGCTGGTGCTCCCATGCGTGACGGACGAGCCGCCGCTGTTGAGGGGCGACCGCGTTGCCCCGGGGGTGCGGGACGATGCCGAGCCTCCCGCCGACGCGCTGGAAGTCGTCAACTGCTATCCGGTGCACCTGAGCGGGGTGCACCCGCACCACTGGGAGGCGGTTGCGCGATGACCGTGTCCTTGAGAATCGGCAGAATAGACGTGGCCGCCGCCGAGGCCAAGAAGGGGCCCATCGCGACGGCGGCCACGTCCGCGTACGTCATGGCCGCACGCCGCGATAGCGAGCAGTACGTGCCCTACTTGACAGGCGACTTGAGGCGCAGCGCTGAGACCGAGAGCCAGCCCGAGAGGGCGCTGCTCGTATACGGCAGCGCGGCCGTGCCGTACGCAAGGCCGCAGTACTACGGATGCCCGCGCAAGACATGGCCGGGCACGACGACGGAATGGTTCGACGCCGCCAAAGCCGCGCATGGTCCCGAATGGATCAAAGAGGCGCAGGCCGCAGCTAGGGAGGCAGCAGGAAGATGAGCGAGGATCGGACCGTGTACGATCCCGAGGCGGCGGAGATGGTGCTGGACGCCGCCAATGCGATAGCGCAGGCCATGGAGCCGCCGTGCCGCGCGATGTTCGAGGAGCTGACCGCCGAGCCCGGCGAGATGCCCAGGCTCATGCTCAAGCCCACGGCGTCGGACGCGGTGGAGCGCCGCTACATCAGCGGCGAGGCCATCCGCAACTTCCCGTTCAGCGCCACCCTGCGCACGGCATGCGACTCCGAGCAGGACAGCCTGGACGCGCACGCGTGGCTCACGGCCTTCTGCGCCGCCTTCGAGACCGCCGATCTGTCCATGGACGGCTACGCGGTGTTCCGCACGCCCGGCGGTCGGCAGCGCACCGTCCCCACCTGTCTGGGACGCACCGAAAGGTTCGAAGACTGGCAGGTGACGTTCGAGTTGAAATACAAGCAGATCATCCGATGAGAGGAGCGCCGCATGGCGGAGACCGAGGAGCCCATCTGGGGCGACGAGCTTGAAGACTACATCGACACCGGCACCGAGGGCTCAGAGAGGTGGACAAAGGTCACAAACCTGCTCGGCTGGGAGTTCAGCGACGACGACGTGACATACGAGCCCGACTACATCGACGTGAAGGTGTCCCCTACATACGTGGTGGCCAAGAAGGCCTCCATCGAGTACGAGAAGGACGCTTACAAGAACAACGCCCTCGATCAGTGGCTCATGCAGCACGAGGACGAGACGAACATACCAACGAGGGTGTGCCGCGTGCGAACCTGGGAGGATGCGGCGGACGGCGCCGGCAAGGCCGCGAAGATGGCGGTCTTTCTGCTCACGCCGCAGCAGCTGGACAAGAACAGCGCAGGGGAGCCTGTAAAGCTTAAGGGCACTCTCTCGATGAAGGATCAGGCGTGGACAAAGGGGTCATTCAACGCTGGGACGTTCGCCGCCGAAGACGCGAAGATCGAGCAGTGAAGGAGAAAAGAGAGCCATGGGTTTCGAGTGGAGCGATCCGGCGGTACGGATCGAGATATTCGGCGCGTCATACGAAGTCGAGATAGGCGATCCCTACACCATTGGCCGGCTGCAGGAGGCGAGCGCCAAGCTGCAGAAGTTCGACGTCGAGAAGGCCGGGAAGGAGGCCGCGGTCGCCATGTCGAGCGAGCTGCGCGGCGTCGTGCGCGCAGTGATCGGCGATGAGGCCGCCGAAAAGGTGTTCGAGGGCCGCAAGCCCAACCTCGCAATGGAGGCAAGCATGATCGCCTACATCTTCGAGCAGATCGCCGGCGCGAGCGCTCGCGCCGGCGCCGCGATGTCCGACTCCGTATCGCGCATCGCCGCGCTGAGCAAGCCCATCGGCGACGAGGAATAGCCCGTGAGGCCCAACGTGCTCCTGTACGGCACTCCGTCAACCGTGGAGGTCAGCGGGGCGCCCCTGCGCATAAAGACCGACTGGCGCGTGTGGGTGCGCGTGCAGATGCTCATGGACGATCCGGAGGTTCCCGACCGGATGGCGAGCAGCCTGCTCCTCGACGCGGTTTACCCCCGGCGAACGACGCCCGGCGAGGACGTGCCGCCGTACGAGGCCGCGACGAGGAGCCCGGGCGACGCCGTGGACGCGGCGATCTGGTTCGCGCGCATGGGGGTCCCCGAGCGTCCGCAGACCGCCGAGGAGCGGCGCGTGTCCAGGCAGCGCACATGGGACTGGGGATGGGACTCCGCGCCCGTGGTGGCCGATTTCCAGAGGTTCTACGGCATAGATCTGACTGATCCCGGACTGCGCATGCACTGGTGGCGTTTCTGGAGCTTGTTCTGCGGCCTTGGCGAGGACAGCGAGAGCGTGCGCGTCATGGCGGTTCGCGCCGCGGACGGCGGCAAGCTGAAGGGCGAGGAGAAGCGCCGGCTCGCCGAGGCCAAGCAGCGGACCATGCTGCCCGCGCGAACCGAGGAGGAGCGAAGGAGGAACACGGCCATAAGATTCGGAGTGTAGCAACCATGGCTGACGGCAAGGTAGTCATCGAGATAACGGGCGACGAGAGCGAGTACCGCGAGGCGATCGACCGGCTCAAGGGCGAAACGAAAAGAAGCGCGTCGAGCATTACTTCGTCGCTCAAGGGCGTCGGAACCGCCCTCGCGGGAGCCGCGGCGGCCATCGGGTTCGGCCAGCTGGTGGCGGAGGCCGCGGCCGCGACCGATGCCACCCAGAAGTTCAGGCAGACGCTCGACTTCGCGGGGCTGGGCTCCGACCAGATAGAGGCGCTGGCAGCCAGCACGCGGGCCTACGCCGACCAGACCGTCTACGAGCTGGCCGACATCCAGAACGTGACCGCCCAGCTCGCGGCCAACGCCGTCCCGAATTACGACAAGCTCGCCGAGGCCGCCGGCAACCTCAACGCCGCCGCCGGCGGAAACGCCGACACGTTCAAGAGCGTCGGCATGGTGCTCACGCAGACGGCTGGAGCCGGCAAGCTCACCACCGAGAACTGGAACCAGTTGGCCGAGGCCATCCCCGGCGCGAGCGGGATGCTCCAGGACGCCATGGAGAAGAACGGCGCCTACACCGGCAACTTCCGCGAGGCGATGGAGAAGGGCGAGATAACCGCGGAGGAGTTCAACCAGGCCATCATGGACCTGGGCATGACCGACGCGGCGGCCGAGGCGGCGACGTCCACCAAGACGTTCGAGGGCGCCATAGGAAATCTCAAGGCCACCGTGGTCGGCGGGCTCTCCGACATCCTCGCGCAGATGCAGCCCGCGATGACGGGGGCGATAAACGGGCTCAACGGCTTCATCGCCGGCATCCCGGCGGCGCTCAGCCCTCTGGGGGACGCCGTGTCGGCTGCGCTCTCCGGCGGCGGCACCGACGGAGTTGCGCAGGCGGTGTCCGGCCTGATGTCGCAAGGGGTGGGAGCGCTCGTCGGCGCGATCCAGACGGCCGCCGCCCAGCTGCCGGCCATCATGCAGACGGTGCTGCCGATCATCACCACCGCCGTAATGTCGCTGTTGACCACGCTGCTGGGCCAGCTGCCGTCGCTTCTCATGGCGCAGCTGGACCTCGCCATATCGGGAATCTCGTCGTTCGTCTCGACTCTGGCGACGCAGCTTCCGACCATCCTCCCCCAACTCGCTCAGGCGGCCATGTCGGCGGCGAACGATCTCGTTACCCAGCTCATGACCAACCTGCCCACGTACGTGGGGCAGATGGTCCAGGCCGCGCTCGACCTGTTCAACGGCATCGTCCAGGCGATCCCGCAGGTCATCCCCGTGGTGGTCCAGGGGATCGGCGATCTCGTGCGCAACGTGCTGACGAACCTGCCCGCGTTTCTCGGACAGATGATTTCCGCCGCCGTGACGCTGTTCAACGGCATCGTGTCTGCGCTACCTCAAGTGGTTCCGGCGGTGCTCCAGGGCGTAGCCGACCTCCTGCAGCAGATATGGGACGCGATATCGTCGTTTGACCTGCTTCAAGCCGGCAAGGATCTCGTCCAAGGGCTCATCAACGGCATTGCGAGCATGGGCCAGGCGGTGATCGACGCCATCGGCGGCGTCGTGAGCGGCGCGGTGGACTGGGCCAAGAGCCTGCTCGGCATTGCCAGTCCGTCTAAGGTGTTCCGCGAGATAGGCGAGTTCACCATGCAGGGCATGGAGGACGGCATAGAGGACTACGGGAAGCTGGCCGTGCGCGCCATGGACTCGGCCATGGCCGACGTGTCGGCGGCTGCGGCCAAGGGCGCGCCCGACATCGGAGTCCCGTTCGACGTGCCCTTGGCCGCGAGCGGGCGCGCCGCGCTCGGCTTCGGCGGCGCATACGCGTCATACCGCGAGTCGCGCGGCGTCGCCCAGGACGGCGCGGACCTATCCGTCGTGGTCGCCAAGCTCGACGGGCTGGGCCGGAAGATTGACGACGGACTCGGCAGGGTCGGCGACGCGCTCAGGCAGCCCGTGGAAGTGATCTGGAACAAAAGGCAGCTCGGCAGGCTCAACAGGGAGGCGGCGAAGGCGTGAGGACGCTGATACGGTACACGAACGGCAGGGGCGAGAGCATGGCCTTCGGCGGCGGTAGCGAGTCGCTGCACTACCTGGAGCACGGCCTGCGCGACTGGGAGTGGTCGCACTCGACGGGCGCGACGAGCGGTCGCGTGACCAGCTTCGCCGCAGACGGCCCCAAGGAGGTTTCCTTCCCCGTGGGCATCGCGGCGGCCACGCCCGAGGAGGGCATCGAGCTGCGCAACCGCCTGCTGCTGCTCGGCGAGCCGGACATCGACGCCGTGGAGCCCGGCACGCTGGAGGTGCCGGGAGGCTGGAAACTGCGCTGCTGGATAGTCGGCGGCTCTGCAGGCAGCTACTGGATGGACGACCGGTACGCCGAGTTCGAGCTGACGCTGCTGGTCGAGCGCCCCGTGTGGACGTGCGAGACTCTGACGCGGTTCGAACCGGCCGTTCAGACGGGCGGCGGCGTCGATGCTCCCTTCGACTTCCCCTTCGACTTCCAGCCCGAGGCCGGCGCGAGCTCCGTGGACAACGGCGGGATGTTCGCCTGCGACTGGCTGTGGCGCGTGTACGGCCCCGCCACGAGCCCCTACGTGCGCATCGGCGAGAACCTCTACAAGGTGAACGTTGACGTGCCCGACGGGGCGCGCCTCGAAGTCGACACGGCGGAGCACACTGTGCGCATAGTCATGGCCGACGGCACGGTGGAAGACGCATACGCCGAGCGGGAGCGCGGAGGCAGGGGCAGCGGCACGTACCTGTTCGAACGCATCCCCGCCGGCACGAACAGGGTCACGTGGGACGGATCGTTCTTCTTCGATGTGGTTCTGCGCGAGTCGCGGATAGCGGCTCCGTACGAGGGGGGCGAGTAGCGCATGGACGTAACGTACACCGATTCGAGCCTTAGGGACCTAGGCGAGCTAAGAGGCTATCGCTTGGACATCGAGGAGGGCGACGAGCGCAACGACTTCGAGCTGTCCCTGGATGTCGAGGGCGATCTGCGCCTGGAGCCGGGATCGATCATCTACGCCGAAGGCACCGAATGGGGCGGCGTCATCGACGCGATGGAATCCTCCCCCGCCGACGCCCTGGTGCGCTACACGGGCCGAACGTGGACGGGAGTGCTAGCCGACAAAGTGCTGGAACCGGATCCCGGCCAAGCGCACCTGTCGATGTCCGGCGAGGCAAACGCCGTGCTGCTGGCCCTCGTGGAGCGCATGGGCCTGTCCGGACGGTTCACCGCACCCGCATCCGACTCCGGCGTGCAGGTGTCGCACGCGTTCGAGCGGTACTGCACGGGATACGCGGGCATCAGGGCGATGCTGGCCGCCTCGGGCGCCAAGCTGCTCGTACGGTGCTCCGCGGGCGTGGTGGAGCTTTCTGCCGCACCTCTGGCCGACTATTCGGACGGTCCGGACAGTGATCGGGCGGACGTGAGCGTGAGGCGCGTTGCCAGGCCGTACAACCACCTGGTGTCGCTCGGCGGCGGCGAGGGGGCGCAGCGCTCCGTGCGCCACGACTACGCGGACGCCGAGGGCAACGTCAGCCAAATCCAGACACTATTCGGCCTGGCCGAGCGAACGGCGGTCTACGACTACAGCAACGCCAGCGCCGAGGAGCTGGCCGAGAAGGGGCCCGAGAAGCTGAGAGAGCTGCAAGAGGGCAGCTCCTGGGACGCCGACCTTCTGGAGGGCTGGGAGTACGACATAGGAGACGTGGTGCCCGGCATCGACGCGCTCACCGGCGAGGAAGTGCACGCCGCCGTCGGCGGCAAGGTGGCCACCATCACCGACCGCAGCTGCTCGGTCGAGTACAAGGCCGGCGGCACCGCCGCAGAAGCCAGCCTGTCGGGAAGATCGGAGAGCTCCGGCAGCGGGGCGTCCTACACCGCCGGCAGCGGTATCAGCATAGTGGGGCGCACTATAAGCGCCGAGGTGGACGCGGAAGACCTCGAGTCCGTGCGGGAAGCGGCGCGGACCGCCGCCGCCCTCGCAAGCAACGCGTCGGCGGAGGCCGCGGCGAAGGTCTCCGCCGTGAAGGGCGCGGCTCCCATAGCAGTCAGTGTGGACGAGGCCGCGAAGACGGCCACCGTGAATCACCAGGCATCGGGAGTCGCCGCCGGCTCATACGGCCCGGACGCCGACCTCGCGCCAGGCTGGGGCGATACCGCGACGATCCCTCCGCGCATATCGGTCGATTCCTTCGGGCACGTGACAGAAGCCGAGGCACGAACGCTCAAGATGCCGAGCGCGACGGCGACGCGATCGGCGGCGGGGCTCATGAGCGAGGCTGATAAGAAGGCGCTCGACGACATGCCGAGCACGTACGCGCCTAAGTCGCACACGCACACCTACGCGGGAAGCGATACGGCAGGCGGCGCGGCGAAGAGGGCCGAGAAGCTGGAGACTCCGAGGACGATAACGCTCACGGGGGCTGTGACCGGCACCGTCGAGTTCGACGGCAGCGAGAACGTGATCATCCCGACCGAGGCCGACATCGGCGCGGCGGGCTTCCTGACGGCCCACCCCGTGGGGAGCACGTTCGAGTGGCCCGAAGACCCCGGGATGACATACGGGGGAACATGGAGGAGGCAGCCCGGCAACATGGGCCGCCTGATATGGGAAAGGACGAAATGATGGCAAAGACGACAGGGTTTTCGCAACTGACGTGCGACCGCTGCGGCGAGACGATCTACGCGACGGATAACGCGCCCGCCGCGCAGAGCTGGCGCGACGTCCAGCGGTACACCGCCGACGGCACGGCCATATCGCGCCTGTTGTGCCCGGCGTGCAACGCGTCATACCGCGACATGGCGCAGAAGCAGGACGCCGCCTTCGGCGACTTCATGGCCAAGCGGGAGGGGGAGGAGGAGTAGTATGGCCCTCGACATCGTATACGGATACCAGGGCAAGGACCACGTGAAAGCGTCGCAGCTCGGCAGGCTGCTCGCCGGCACCATCGGCGCCGGGCGCTACGTGCTCGACACTCAGGACGGGATGGCGGCCAAGATGCAGACTGCGAACAAGGTGCGCATCGGCACCGGCGATCTGGTAATGGACAACCGCTACGTCACAAATGAAGCGTATCAGGATCTCACGGTGGAAAGCGGCCAGAGTGGATACAACCGCAATGATCTGGTTTGCGTGAAGTACGAGCGTGCGGCCGGCAGCGATCCCGACCACTCGGTGGAGTCAATGGAGCTCGTCGTGATCAAGGGCACTCCCACGACCGGCACGGCATCCGACCCATCGTACACCGCAGGCGACATCTCCGCACAGGATTCCGCAGCCATCATGCCACTGTGGCGCCTGCCAATCAATGGGCTCACCGTCGGCAATCCCGTGCAGCTTTTCAAAAAGCACGTATCTTGCTCCAAGTTCCGGGATTCCGTATCCCGGGTGGATATCGTCGACGGGTGGACGGTCGCCAGGCTGCCCGGCGGCTACGCGGCGCTGCACGCGGCGACGACGCGCTACGTGGCCCTCGACCAGCAGTGGGGCGACTACCACGTCTACGGCATGTGGCCGCGGCTGACGTTCCCCGTGGCCTTCGCCGAGTCCCCGGTCGTGACCGCGTCGTGCGAGGCGTCCGGAGGCTGCTTCGCGATGCCGGAGCACGTCACGGAGGCCACGACGGAGTTCCGCATCGTCAATGTGGCGCGCGACCCGGAGTCCAAGGACGTGACGCTGCACGTGAGCGTTTTCGGGCGACTGGCATAGGGATTCCGTATCCCAGACCCTTTATTCCGGCCCCGGCGCGGCCTCCGTGGCCCTCTCGGAGGCCGCGGAGGGCTACGACTGGCTGGACGTCGAAATCTCGAGTGCCCAGGGCAACCGCAAGGCCGTGAGGCTGCGCCCCGGGGCGACCGCCGACTACGTGTCCCACGGCGTGACCGACGGCACGTGCTGGGTGGCGTTCGGCACGATCACCGCGAGCGGCACGACCGCCCGCGTAACGTCGCAGGTCAACATGCCCATATCGGCCTACGCCTGGGGCGAGGGGGCGGGCAACGTGGACTGCCGCATCGTATCCGTGGTCGGGCTCAAGCCCTCGGGAACGTCACCGACCAGTTGATGCGGTACCTCCCCGTGATAGGGGCCTCGAACATCACGACGAGGTTGTTGTCCTGCATGAGGCTGTACGCTATCCCTTTTGGATTCGCGTCCCAGTCCCCGTTGATGCAGACCGCCGTCGCGTCCCTGTGCACTCCTCCCGCGTCCTTCGCGAGCTTCGCCAGCTCGTCGTACGACAGCACGGCTATCGACGTCGCGCCCGCGGGGTCAACGATCTTGTATCCGTTGACGGTGACGGACGTCCGGGATACGGAATCCTAGGCCGCAGGGTACGCTAAAACGAAAGACCAGTACGTATACGCCGCGCGTGACGAGTAGAGGAGCACCTGGCCGTCCGGCTGGACGCGCACGAGGTTCGATCCGTCGGCGTCGCTCAGGATGGCGAGCGGGGCCGTCAGCTCGACGTCGGGCCTGAAGCCCTCGTCGAGCGTGGTGATGGCTCGGTAGTCGCCCGCTCCCGTGGCCTCGTGTCCCGAGCACCAGCCGTGGACGTGGACGGTGCTCCCGACGCGGCGCTGCCTCACGTCGATCTTGCCATCGACGAAATAGCAGCGCACCCACCCGGTGTCGTCCAGACGCTGGGATACGGAATCCCTTAAGCGAAGCTGAAGAGGTATTTCGTCCATCTGCGTTGAGCGCTCTGCATGATGGTCTTAGTTCTCCTCATGTAGTGGCTGTATGCAACGTCCACGTCCGCGTGGCCAAGCTGCATTGCTATCGTCTCTATGGGTATGCCAGCCTCGACGGCAAGCGTCCCCCACGTGTGCCTGAGGCCTTGCATCGACACCTCAGGCAGCCCCGCTCTGCGAACGAATCGCCTGATCCTCCCTGCCACCTGCGACGGCGTCAGGCCCCCTACGATCCGCCCTGCCGGGCTGCCCGCGCCCCTATGGATCGCCCGAAGCCGGTCGAGCGCCCATCTCGCCAGGTACAGCTCCCGGTCGCCCTTCGGCGTTTTGGTGGCGTACAGCTCGACACCGCCCCTGACCTGCTGCAGCGTCTTGCTTACGACCACCTTGCCGCTACGCCAGTCGATGTCGGCCCATTCGAGAGCGTACGCCTCGCCGGGACGGAGCCCCAGGGCGGACGCCACGATGCAAGTCGCTTCAAGGGGGTGGCCCCACATCCCGCGCAGACGTTTTGCGAGTTGCTTGGCCGAGAGCGTCTCGAAGCGATGGACGGGCTTGCGGGGCAGCTCGATGCCCACAGTAGGGTCGATGACGAGCATGGCCCATCTGCGCACGGCCCACCTGATCACCTGCCGGAGGCACTTGTAGGCCTTCGCCGCCGCGCCCGGGAGGTCGAATGCGTCAACCCACGATTGCACCTCGTCGCGCTCCACCTGTGAGACGGTCAGACCGCCGAACCGGGGTAGCACGTGCAGCCTCAGGCTGCTCTCGTACCCCTCGACGGTGTTCGTCCTTCTGCGTGCGCGCTTGTCAGGCAAGTAGTGGCCCTCCACGATCTCCTCGAGCGTCATGCCCATCGCCTCGGCTGCGTCCATCTCTTCCTCCTGTCTCCGTAAAATCCCAGAGCGTCTCGCCCTGAATCACATGGTAGACGATCTGGGATTTTTCAATCGTGACACGTGGCACACGATTGACGCAATCGTGGAAAGGAGGTGATGCAATGGACGACCGGTGCGACCAGCACTCGGCACACGACCGCGCCATCCGCTCGCACGACAGGCGGCTCGACGCCCACGGAGAGCAGATCGACAAGATCAACGAGACGCTTTCAGCTCTCAAGGAGATCGAGAGGCAAAACCAGCAGCGCATAGACGCCATGGACGAGAGGCTCGTCGCCCTGGAGGCAAGGCCCGCGAGGCGCTGGGAGGACATGGCCGACAGAGCGCTGTGGGCGCTCGTGGCGGCCGCCGTCGGATGGGCGCTCGCTGGCATAGGCGCAGCATGAGATAGGAGAGACAATGAACGAGAATTTACCCAGCTGGCCGATCCCGAGCCGTGTTTACGACGTGCTCAAGTGGGCGGGCCTCATCGCGCTGCCCGCACTCGCCACGCTCTTCGGCACGTGCGCCGGGGCGTGGGGAGCGGACGCGGCGACGGCCCAGGCGGTTGTGACCACGATTAACGCCGTCGGGACGTTTATTGGCGTCGCGATCGGGGCGAGCCAGCTCAAAGCGGGGAAGGGGGGCTCGGATGCTGACGAAGGCTAGGCGATCCCTCGCGGCGCTCTCCGCGCTCCTCGTCGCGCTCTCGCTCGCCTTGCCGCGTGCGCAGGCGATAGCCTACGAGAGCAGCGACAACGTCGTGGCACCGGGCCACGGCTACAACAGCGCGCAGTACCTGGTCGTCCACGAGACGGCCAACCCCGGCGCATCCGCCTGGAACCACGTGCTCTACTGGGGCAGCAACCCAGACTACGCCGTCCACTACGTGATGGAGCTGGACGGCTCCACGGTGTACCGCACCATGTACGACGACCGCCTGGCTTGGCATGTGGGCAACGGCAACTACCAGACGGTGGGCATCGAGCTCGCCCACGCCACCAACCAGGCCGACTTCGACCGGCAGTGGGCCGAGGCGGTGCGCTGGTGCGGCGACTACCTGGCCTCGCGGGGCTGGGGCGTTGACAGGCTGCTCTCCCACGACGAGTGCCGCCGCATCTGGGGAGGCACCGACCACACCGACCCGACGGGCTACTTCGCCAGCTACGGGCGCACGTGGGGGCAGTTCGAGCAGTGCGTGGCCGACTACATGGGCTCCGGGGTCGTCGTGACCCCCGGCACCTCGGGCACGGGCGGCAGCTCCAACGTGTCGGAGGAGGTGCGCTACCGCTCATCTTCCGATCCCTCCGGTGCCTACTGGCTCCCGGAGATGATCGACCGATACGACACGGGCGGCTCTGGGGACACCTACGCCGGGGACGGCCAGCCCATGCGATGGCTCGCCATCGACATGCCGGGATGGTATCAAGTGCGCACCCAGGCCAACGGCTGGCTCGACCCCGTGTCGGGCTACGACACGGACGACCTGATGTACGGCTGCGCCGGGGACGGCTCGCCCATCACGGCGATCCGCTGCTACTACGAGACGCCCGACCCGGCATCGACGGGCTGGCGCGTCGTGGAGTACGCGGCGGCCAACCAGGGGGAGGGCTTCCTGGCCAAGATGCGCGACCTGACGGACACGTCCGGATGGGGCGACGACTACGCCGGAAACGGCGGGGTGATCACGGCCTTCTGGGCCGACCTGGCGGCAGCCTAG